GACTCAGCTTCATCCATAGTAGGATCGGGCTTTTTCCCACGCCATTTGCCCTGATCAGTGGCATCTTGCTCTGCAGCTTGCGCTTCTTCATCCTTAGTGGCTTTGGGAACGCCCTTGGGTTTGGCTTCTGCAGCGGAATTAGTTTTTCTGCCCTCACGCCCAGCATTCCATTCTTTGAAATGTGCTTCACTAGCATTGGGATACAACCTGTCATGCTCACTCCGTGGTGTATCATGCGCCGGTTGGGCCTCGCCCTTAGCATCCACTTTGGCCTTCCAATCCTTACTAGACTCTGGACCAGCTTTGGGTTTGGCCGCCCCACCCCCGCCGCCCGAGAACTTGCCGCCATCATCACGTTTGATTTTATTCTCATCGAATTTGGCCAGACTGCCACGAACTTTGATTTTGCCCATTGTGAACTCCTTCGTTCAATACGATTGCTCTACTTTTATTATACCACGGGGGAAAACCCGGGGCAAGTGACACTTGTCATGTCCAAAATATGCATGGCGTCATGTCTTCTCAGAATCCGAATCCTTGTTAGTCTCGGTGTCTGTTCCTTCAGATGCGTCTGTCTTATCAACCAGGATGGTGCTTTTTTCCCGTACGTCGTGCCCCTCTGGGATAACCCCATCCTCATACAGCTTCTTAGCCCGGCCCATGGCTAGAGCAGCTGCGTCCTTACCCACACACACTGACAGGTCTCTCCAAAACGCTTTGTTTCCAAGAAGTGAGAAAGTTGCATCTTTGGCGTCGCCTGGAAGCTCTTTCCCTTGCCATAGCGCCACAAATGGACTGCCCACCGGCCGGTCCTTGTCTGGAAAGCTCAACCCGCCATCTGGCATCACCAGCCGCTTATCATCGTCCGGATGAGTAAGCCAATTCCCCGAATGCCGGTCAGTCTGCCCACCAATGTAGTCCTCGACCGCCGCTCTCCAGGTATAGTCTGGGTCATACTCCTCTGGGTCTCTGGCTTCTTTGCGCCCTTTGACGTACATACTAACTACCCCCTCATGCCCATCTACACTGGTTACATAGGTGACAGGCACTAGATAGTGGTCCGGGTCGTTCCAAGCCCGGTCCAATAGGTACATGGCTTCATCCCGGTACCCCTGGAATCCACCGATCCGGCCCTGTAATCCCTCATTCTCGCCATCAAACGGCTTGAAGATCCCGGCCCGGGCCTCCATGCCCGACGCCGACATGCTAACGATCTCAGACTTATTGGCGCCCTGGTGAGGATTGTCAACCGTGCTGTCCTTGACCACTCTCACCCCAAAGTAGCTGTCGTCCTCAGCACACACCCCACAGTGCTTCTCCAGGAACACCGGTTCTACCACCTTCTCCAATGGTCCACTTAGCTGATGATAAATCACATCTTCTGCCCAGGCACATCCGATCTCCACTGCGTTTACCTGTATCACCTGGAAATCGGTAATGTCGGGGGTATCCGAAGTGGCGGGTATGTAGCACAGTGTCACATGAGGAGTAAAACCGTGGTCCTCTTGCACCGGCCAATCGTTCTTTTTCAGGAACTCCACCAGCTCCGTCCGCATCCCGGACAAACCCGGCGCATCAATGTAGCATAGATGCAGTGCTGCCCGTCCTTGTGTGTGTCCAAGAACCGGCCCACCCCATTGATAGACCCAGATATAGGAGCATGCCCGGCTGCGAACTGGTCGACCAGCAGCGAAAGCTGGTCCCGGTTTAGACCCCCCTCCATATCGTCTGTCTCACCTAAATACGCCAAAGTGAGATGCAAATCATAGGGTTGCTGCAGTACTGCACCTTCCGGCCAATCCTTGCCATTGATGTAAGCGGCCAATATATCCACCGTTTCATCTGGAAGGTATAGCGCCACCATGGCCCCGGTGTGCTGCTCCGGAAGTGTGGCCTCGACCGCTTTGATAATGCGGATCTTGCCATGGCTGCCCTGCTTCACTTTAATCTTGTGATCGCTGCGCATCTGGATTTTTCCGCCGCTGCCTACTGGAATGCGGCTTTCAAAATGGCCCGGTGTAGACCCGCTATCTCCGGTGACATCTACTTTAGATGGAAGGTCATCCAACCCACCACCCATGCCATCCATCCCCTGGTCAGGTCCTGAACCCGGATTAACCAGATATTTGCCCTCTTCCCCGCCCAATGGCTCCATGGCCAAAGCGCCCCGGGACTCATCCCTACGGGCCAGCCCGCGTTCGAACCGGTTGAGATGCTTCTCTTCCATTTTTTCGGGATCAATCGTGTCGGCCGGGAACTCTAAGGACCAGGCATACCCGGCATCCGACCATCCATTATTGGCGTATACATCCTGGAAGAAGCCCTCTACATGGCTGATATTGGGAGCTAACGCCATGCGGTAAAAGTTGGACGCCATGGCTTCTGCATATCCCTTGCCACCCAAACCCTCACCCGGCGCTTCCCCTACCTCAGACTGCACGATGCCGAAGGCCAGCCGGACCGCATTGGCCGCCCCGGCGTATACATCTGCGTCAAAATGTGCATCTTTGGTAGTAAGAACGGATGTGCCCGATGGCATAACCCGGGCCCTGGCCCGCTCCTGTACGGCACCCACCATGCGTTCATTGAGCGCCCGCTCTAAGTCCAAGCACTGTATCTCCGTATAGTTGGGAGGCGCCGTGAACACCAACTCCGGAATGTTGCCCTCTGTATACCAGGCCACTTGAGCCGCCCAGAAACGCTGCAAAGTGATGACCGCCTGCAATGCGTCCTCGATCGGTGAAGTGCCATAAGGAGCATCAATTCGCGGTTGCCGGCATTGGTACCACACCTGATTGGTATCGAACCACTGCAACGGGGTGCCCTGGATGATCTGGGTGAAGGCCGGCGCCGGGGGTTCTGGGGGCTCTGCCCGCTCATCAATGAGCCTAACTAAGGTAGAACCATCCACCACCCGGGCTCCGGTGATTTCCTCACCACCATTGTCCCTCACCTTGTATACGGCCGGCGCATCATACACCAGCAGATTTCGCATATAGCGCGGCAGCCACACTCCCATGGGAGCATAGCGGTCAGGACGTTCTACCGTCCAGCGCATGCGGTTGTAATTCTTGTCTTCATCCGTAACCACCTTGCCGTCTCGCTTGATGGTGGGAATGAAGCCCTTCATTTCCTCAGTGAGCAGCCTGACACACATAGATACCTCAGGCACCGCTTCGGACAACATTTTTAGCTCCGCAAAACTCATGAGCCCATAACCAATGCGGGGTGTAATAACGATGTTTGAATTGGGCATATACTGGAAGGAACGCGGTTCGTTCTCACGCATCACCCCTCTCTGCCCGCTTTCATCATTCTGGTTAATATATGCCCCAAATGGGGTAAATGGGGAACCTGGCCCAAGATATGCCCTGGTATAGCTGGCCACCGGAACCTCAGACGGAGACGGCGGGGTAGATAGATCTTGGATAACGGGGACTTTCACTTTTATCTTGTCACCCCCACTATCTACCGGAATGGCCCGCCCCTTGAACAATTCCTCAGCAAACATGCGAAATGCGGTTCTAACTGTCATCGGGTCCTCTGCTCTCCAACTGCTGTAGCTTCTTCACGCTTTGCCCGTTCCCGGGAAAGAGCCTCGAGCCAACCAGTTGCTGATTGAGATGGTTTGAAGAAGGCCATGATAACAGCATCGCCATCATCCGGTGACCGCCCCAATCGTTTAATTAAATCGTCTTTGGATTCCATCGCTATCTTGCCGGTAGAAGTGGTCTTCCATTGCAAACTCACCAAATCCCCGGTCAACGCATCATCTAGTGGCAGAGCGATGTTTGCCCCACTAGATGGATCTAATAATTCCCTCATGCACCACCAAGCAGCCGACCTGGTGTTCATGAATTCCAACTGTCCAGACGTGTCCGTGCCTTCATACCTGTCTGCAGCCGAGAAGGGGTAGACCAACACCTTTTGTTCCGCTACCCGATCATATACCCCGGCGCCCACCCCCACTACATCAACGTTGGCATACCCACCATGCACCCGGATATAAGCAACCACCTTGCCGGCCGTCTCCATGGTGTCCATCTTTGAATACTTCATAAGGGTGTCTATTGCATTTCCAAACCGGGGAGCAAACACTGTTTTGTCAGACCCATACCGGGCCACATCCACCCCAATACAGACGAAATCGCCCGGCTTGCCGGAGTCTTCCCAGTCCAGCCATCGCTGGTTGGCCAACTCCACCCACGCCAACGGAATCACACCCACATCACTGAACGTGGCAAACTCTCCAAGCACGCGGTTCTGGAAGACCGGGCTATTCTCACCCCACTGCACCCGCCGGGCCTCTACCCAATCCCTGGAAATCCGGCCAGCCGCAATTGCTTCTTCCACCGTGATGTGCCTGGTCCACCAATCGGTGAGCCCCTGCTTTTTGGAATGGATCTCATAGAACCGACCCACCGTGTCACCTGGTGTAGAAATGGAAAGCCAATAGGCATCACCAGTGGAAAACGCCCCCTCCACTGCATCCCAAGTGGCCGGGGGTATAGTCTTGCTCTCATCGAAGATGACCAGCAGCCGGTCAGCATGCGCCCCTTCCAATTGCGCCGGGTTGTCACTGGCCATGGCAAACGCCTCACCAGTAGCAAGCTTTATACCCATGGTTTGCATTTCAAATGAAGGCCGGAATGGGTACCTGTTCATCTTCAACCAATTAATGGCCCGAGCCCATTTATGGATCTCCGGCCAAAGGAACTGCTTGAGCTGGCGCCACACACTAGCCGTGGTTGCCACCTTCCAATCCAAACCCTGGCTGGTCAACACAAACCACAGAAGCAGCAACGCAGCTACCGCCGTCTTGCCTACCCCATGCGGCGCCCTGACACACACCCGCCGATGCTTCACCACCGCCGCCAAAATCTCATCCTGGTATGGCGCCGGTCCTGCTTGGTCTCCCCACCTAACTACATCGTGGATGAAGCCCACCGGATCATAGCGATATTTGGCCATGGAATCGCTCCCCATCGGGGCAAGCAACCGGTCTAACTCAACTTTCTCTTCATTAGTAAGCAAGACCAGGATATCGCTGTCGATGGAATCAGTCAAGTTGCACCACCTGGATTGAACTTGGGTCTCGAGACTGCACATCCACTGCCCCTCTTGTCCTGGCCCGCTCCAAGATCTCCATGATGCGCCGCAACCGCTCGTCATCCGACAGCACCACCCGGTGTTCGGGCTCCTCTGGTTCTACCGGTTTGTTCAGGCCCATCAATTTGCAACGCTGGTCTATCACCTTATTGATGCCATCCAGGAACCGGGCATCACCAGCTTGCCCTACCCTCAGGGTTCGATCCTTGTTTGTGTTACCACGTGGGCCTCCACCAGACTCTGAAAGGGTGGTAACTGCATCTTCTTTGCTGCGCTCCCATCCCTCCCAATATGCCGCTTCCAGGTGATCCAACTTGGTCAGCTCCACCACCACTCGCTGAGCTGTATCTGTCAATACCGACGCCTGCCATATCTTGATGGCCCGGTTTATATCCTTCCTGGTCATGTTCACAGTTACTAACTGGCCCCGCTCCGGGTAAAATAGTGTGTTCATGATCTCTGCAATCTTAGGAGCAGTCCAACCCTTGACATAATAAGAAGCCACCACAGGAAGGTCCCGGTCTCGCTCTCCCTTGGTACGCTTATAGGTGCCTACATTTTCTACTCTTGCTCTATATGGGCTCTGTGCTACATGACTGAGATCACTTGGATCATTGGGTACTGCCATCAACACATCCTTTGAACACACATCGGTCTACATTAATTATACCACGCCCGGGCCTTCCAGTCAAGTAGTCTGGTGAGCCTTTCGCGGAGCGAGTGGGCCGACCAAACCGCTTCGGTCTGTGTCGGTTCTTTTTCTTCGTTCTTTGAGTCGTTATGGGGGCCCAGAACAAGCGTGTCTCTGAAATCCCATGGTCCCAACGGACGAGCACGTTTGAAATCCTATGGTGTTCGATGTCATCCCCCCACGAATATGATCGAATATTGGTTGCCCTGTCGTTCTTGGTTTGGTCCAAATGTCGGTTCTAACTTGACATATCCCCACTCAACCAGCGCGGCTACGTCTCGATGTATTTGCCTACTACCACATCTCGTGGTCGTGGTCAACTCTTTGATGGTGATCTGCTTGGATTCCTGATCGTCCAGGATTGCACACAAAACCAGCATCGTTCTTAGCACCCCGCCCTTCTTATCAAACCGCCCATCATCGAGCATTCTTACCGGAAATTGACCTACTATTTTGCCCATGTTTGAATCCTCCTGCTTCCATTATACCACGCCTGGTGCCCGACGTCAAGGGGTCTCTTCCGGATGACATAGAGATAATAGCAAGACATGACATCTTGCATGTTCAAGACATGACAGATGACACTATGCCTATGGGTCACCGCGTGGTACAATAAAATTAGATCGAATCATCAATGCCCGGGGTCTCGGCGCAAGCGCCGGTCCCGGGCAGAACCAACCAGACAACGAGGAGTAAACGAAATGACAAGCTACAAGGGCCACACCATTCTGGACGACAACAACGATATCGAACAGACTGAATCCATGACTGAAGCCGACGTTGAAATGCTTCTTGAGGATGCACTCGACCTGGCAATGAGCGACGAAGGATTCTTAGATGAAAGAATGAACAACGACGACTCCATTATCGTTAGCACCTTTGAAGACAACGGGGTGCTCACCAGCAACAAGGGCTTGGTTCTTCGCATCGGCGCCCGGGAATACCAAATCACTATCGTTCGCAGCCGCTAACTGAAAGGATCTAAAATGAAAAGCACATCCAACGGCAATACCCAAGAAGAAGTAACTCAGGCAATGGTTGACATGCTGACAGCAGTAACCGAATACAAGCGCAATTCCCAAAAAGCAGTCAAGGCTGTGTTCGTAAACGGCATGGAGCCGTGCCAGTTCGACAAGGTAATCTGCAAAAAGACCGGCGAAGTAGTGCTCATGCGGTCTTACTTTTATGGCAGACATGGCCGGGAGCATGACATGGCCGAGGCTGTCCAGGCTGTCCTGGATAGCAAAAATCTGCAATGGCGCGTTAGTGCAAAGTGGGCTGATTTCAAGCAGTGGCCCTCCATCAGCTACTACGTGATCGTCCTGGCACCAGTAATCCAGGAAAATGCACATCCACGCATGGACGACATGCCGTGGAGCCTGTACGAGAGATAAAGGAGCTTCAAATGGCCGAAAACATCTTGGGATACATTTACGGATATCAACCTGTTGAAAAAGACCCCAAAACCCTACCCGACAACGAGCTGATCAACGAATTCTGGGGCACACTTTCTTGGCCCGACGAGAACAATCTCACCGCCATGGACATCTACAACCGCAAACTGGAAGACGAAATCCGCGCCCGCAATCTTCCACTCTGACCCCGGGCAAGACATGACATCTTGCATGTCTAAGACATGACATCTTACATTTGTATCCGATATTGCGGAGTGGTACAATAAAATTAGATCGAATCACCAATGCCCGGGGCTTCCGGGCAGAACCAACCAGACAATGAGGAGTAAATGAAATGGCAGCTAACATCTTCGGAGAACGTTTCGCATCCTTCCGTGAACCCGCCTGGCACAAGCTAGGTACCATCTTCACCGAGCATATTACGGCCGTGGACGCAACCCGGCTGGCCCGCATGGACTACGATATCGTCAAGGCCCCCGCCCTGGCCGAAGTCCAAACCCTGTTCGGCAAGACGGTTGTCCCGGTTACCAACCGGTTCTACCTGATCCGCCAGCCCACCGATGACGACAAGGAATATCGCGTGTTCGGTGAGGTTGGTCAGGACTACAAGCACATGAACAACCTGGAACTAGCCGGCATGTTAGACACCCTCACCGGTGAATGGCCCGTTGAGACCGCCGGCGCCTTAGGCCATGGTGAGACCATCTTCTACGTACTGGACGCCGGGAACCACACCGAAGTACACGGCGAAGAAATCCGCAAGTTCTTTGTGGTCACCGATACCCGCGACGGCAAA